AACAGCAACTTGGGCAGTAGCCAGCGGCTCGGGCGCAACGATTACAAACGACACCAGCACGTCAACGAACGTCTACCCAACGTTTGCAGCTGCCACGTCCGGTTCGCTGTCAACCATCTATACCAGCAATGCAAAACTGCTGTACAAACCCAGTACCGGTGAATTAACATCCACGGCAGTAGCGGCATCAAATGGCATATTTGTCAATAGTTTAACTATTGGCACCAGTTACACGATTCCAGCAGGATATTCAGGCATGTCTGCTGGTACGGTGACGGTGTCTGGCGGCGTGACGGTGACGGTGCCTAGTGGCTCACGATGGGTGGTGGTGTGAACGATTTAGCAAATACAGAGGACAAGGTAAAGTTCCGCGAGGATGTAATGGCGGTGCAAACCGGTTTGCAAGGTCTTATTGATTCTGGCGCGGTAGAGTCTACGCTAGAAGACTGCAAATTAACGCATTACTTTGCGCCAAAAGATGACGTGTACGGGTGCCACGCTTACGCGAGAGAAATGCTTATCCCTAAAGGCACGTTAATTATTGGGAAGATACACCGGCACCAGCATTTAAATTTCATCAGTAAAGGTAAAGTGCGGGTGTTTACTGAGTTTGGAGAAAAGCAATTAGAAGGCCCTTGCACGTTTGTATCTGAAGTAGGGTTAAAACGCGCGGTGTATGCAGAGGAAGATACGTTGTGGACTACCGTGCATTTGACTGCACACGGCGCGGAAGATAAGTTGCCTGAGATAGAAAACGAAGTAATTGCGCCAACTTACGGCGACATGAACTTAATTGGCAATATGGCAGACTTGCTTCAGTTAGAAGCAAAAGGAGAATCGTTATGACTTGGGGCGCAGTAGCTATCGCTGGTAGCACATTAATAGGCGCTTACGGCGCCAATAAAGCGGCTAAAGCACAGTTGCAAGGTGCTCGAGAAGGCGCGGCTGCCGAACGCGAAATGTTCAACAAGCAAATTGAGTTGCAACAGCCTATGATCGACGTGCGCAACAATATGTTGCCCGAGTTGGTTGAAGCCTCCCGCTACGCACCGTTTGACTATGACACTTACCAAAACGATCCTGGGGTTGGGTTTAGATTTAGAGAAGGCTTAAAAGCTCTACAGGCGTCAAAAGCTGCGGGCGGCATGTTACGTTCTGGCAATACGTTGCGCGGCATTACTCAGTTTGGTCAAGAATTAGGGTCGCAGGAATACACCAACGCATTTAACCGCTATCAAGCGGAACGTGCAGCTAAGTTAAACCCACTGCAAAGTTTGGTTGGCATGGGACAAACTAGTGCTAATACAATAGGCGGCGCGGCGGGTCAATTAGGCACTAACTTAAGTAATTTGGCTGTTGGTGGGGGAAACGCTAGGGCGTCTGGGTACGCAGGTATGGCTAATGCGTTGGCAAGCGGTATAGGTCAAGGGTTGAATTATTACCAAGGCCAGCAAGCCCAAAAGCAGCAGCAGCAAAATTTTACCGATTACATGAACTATCTTAAAGGGTAACTTTATATGGCCCAGATAGACCCAAACATAGCGCTTAGTATTAGACCGGCTCAAATTGAGTCGCCGTTAGTGCATGCCGCGCGGGCAGCAGATCTGCAAGGTTCGCAGCAAACGCAATTCATGAACATGCTCAAGATGAAAGAGTATGCTGATGAATCGCGCGCTAAAAATGAGCTAAAAAAATGGTTGTCGGGTAAAACTGCGCAAGACTTAGACCAAGAAAGCACACTAAATGAGTTGGCCACTAAATTTGGGCCGCAAGGTCTGGCATTAGCCAAACAAATTGATGACCGTCGAAAAGCCCAAGGCGAGGCTGAATACCGTCAAGCGCAAATAACAGACCTTAAATCGCAAGGCACGAAACGCATCTATGACCTTAACAAGTCGCAAAATGAAGACGCTATTAAAACAATAAGTGGGTTTACCCGCCGGCAAGACGCTATAGACATGCTGTATCAATCCGAAGCTAGCGGAACGCTTTCGCGGGAAGCTGCTGAAAATATTAGACGCGCGATACCGGATAACGAGGAAGAGTTCCCCGCGTTTAAACAAAATTTAATTGAACGCCTTATGTCGGCAGACGAGCGCGTGCGGCAGAGCAACCGCCAGCAAGACCGCGCGGCGCCTAAGTGGGAGCTTAAAAAAGTAGGCGCTAAGGATATGTGGGTAGACACAAATCCTTACAGCGAAACTGTTGGGCAAATGAAACCCGGTGCGGAAGCGTTGGTCGACACTTCACCTAAACCAGAAAAAATTGAGCAAAACGGTAAAATTTCGTTTGTCGACATAAACCCTAACAGCCCGACATACGGGCAGCCAACTGGAGCACTGCAGCCGATTGTAAGCACAGAACCCAAATGGACTGCGCGCGATATTGGCGGCAAGATTGTTTACGTCGACGAAAATCAAAACAGCGGAACTTTTGGGCAACAAAAAACAGAGGCAGAACTTACTAAAACTGCCGCGCCTGCGGCAATCACGGAAAGCGACGTGGCGCGTTTGATGCGTGAGCGTGCAAGTATTGAAGCGCAAAACCCCAATGACCCGCGTCTAAAAACGTACGACGCAGCAATTGCCAAAGCGACAGCGACTAATCAGCCGTTGTCTGATTTGGCTCGCAAGCAAAATGAGTTGGCTATGCTTGAAGAAGAACTTAAAGCCGACCCAAACAATAAAGGTTTGCAACAACGGATTAAAGAATATAAAGATGACATTCGTAAAGATACGCAATGGAAGCCAACTACTACCTTAAATGTCGCAGCTCCTGTCACGCCAGTAACAATTGTTGACCCTAACGACCCATCAAAAACTATTGTGGTGGATGGGAGAACCGGTAAAGTAATTGGTCAAGGTATTAAAGAGCCTTCCGGTGTGCAGTTGTCAGCTAAAGAAAAACAAACCCGCGAGGCTAAATATCCGCAAGCAACAACCGCAATTAAAACTTACGAAAGTAAGTCTGAACAGTTAGCTAAAGATTTGGAAAAGTTGGCTAATCATCCGGGATTAAACGGCATTAGCGGCGCTATTTATGGCCGCTTACCGTCAGGCACAAAAGACAGTATGGCAGCGCAAGCGCTGTATGATTCGATTGTGGCTCGCGGCGGCTTTAAAGAACTGCAGGACATGCGTGCAGCGTCGCCTACAGGCGGCGCGTTGGGCAACGTGTCTAACCAAGAAGGTCAATATTTGCGTGATGCGTTTGCGCCGATTAGCCGCACTCAGTCAAAAGAAGATTTAGCCGCCGCACTTACAAATGCAGCCAGCGCTGTGCGCGACTCTAAAACGCGGCTTCGGGAAGCGTATGAAATGACTTACGAATACCGAGGCGCTGGTGAAGCTGCGCCTAACGCGCCAGCAGCAAGAAGCGATGTGCGATCTAAAGCTGATGCAATTTTAGGAAAGTAAACATGGCAACTGCAGACGACTACGCAGGCTGGATTGTCAAAAACGCGGCCAAGAAAGGTACGCCAGAATTTGACACGGTAGCTGCCGCGTACAAAGAAGCGCTGGCTGAAGAGCAGGCTGCGCCTGCCGCTGCGCCTGCCGCTGCGCCTGCCGCTGCGCCTGCGCCAACAGGTGGAATACCCGGCCCTCGCCAAGAAAGTACCGCGGCTTATTACGGGCGCGCATTAACTGCGCCTTTTGCGGGCTTTACGCGAGGGTTTCAGGATATTACTGATACTGCCGCGCTACTATTGTCAAAAGGCGTAGATAAAGTTGTCGGTAATGACAATGCGTCTAAAATGATTCAAGCGGAAATTGACCGTCAAAAAGCTCAGTACGAGCAACAATATGGTGAGTTTGGTGGCGGCGATGTAGGTCGTTTGGTAGGTAATGTAGCTGGCACTGCCCCTGTAGGTGGCATGCTGGCAAAACCGTTTAAAAAAGCTGTAGAGATGGCGCCGTCATTGGCTCGCTATTTAGCCCCCATAGCGACGTCTTTAGAAACCGGCGGGTTTAAAACTGGTTTGGAGTCTGGCATAGCATCAACAGGCATTAAAGCTGTTGGTGGTGGGGCTACCGGCGCGGTGTCGGCAGCAGCTATAAGCCCAGAAGACGCCACAACAGGCGGTGTAGTTGGTGCTTTAGTGCCTACCGTAATCGCTCTCGTGGCGGGCAAAGTTTTCGACTACGGACGTAAGTTAGCAGATTTAAAAGGCACTAATTACCTTGAAGCAGTAGAGGGTAAAGGCCGAGACATTATCAATTTACTGCGTGAATCTACCGCGCAAAAAGTTCCTGGAAGCGCACCTACCGCAGGGGAAGTAGCTGCGCCAGCAGGTAGCACTAAGTTTTCTGCCATGCAAGAAAAGCTGTCTAAATTGCCCGGCGTAGCAACTCAGTATGCAGATGCCGCCGCGCAGACTAATGCAGCGCGTTTAGCTCAAGAAGAACGAGTTAACGCGCTGCGGCAAACAGCGTTTAAAAAAGTGCTGGATAAAATTGACCGTTCATTGACTAATGTAAGTCAACGTGAAACCGGAACGGCGTTGCTGGCCGCCGCAAAAGCGGAACAACAAGCAGTAAAAAAGAACATTATTGAGCCTGCGTACACCGCAGCCTATAAAGCTGCGGGCGATACTAAGATAGATGTGTCTAGTGTAGTAAGCGCGGCTGAAAATATACTAGAACGAAAGTTGTCGGATTTTGCGCCAGAAACCGCGCCTAACACTGTCCGTAAACTATTAGCTTTAAAACCTAAAGGTGAGCCTGCAGCGCCGTTAGGCAAAGGTAAGGTAACATCCAAAATAACTAGACCTGCGTCCGAGCCTACTGGCCCTGCGGAAGCCACGTTAGAGCAGCTTGATGACATCAGAAAAGCCATTAACGCAGACATTCAGGCGGCTAAAACTTCAATGGTGCCGTCTTCGGACATGACTCTGCGTAATTTGTACAAGTTGCACGCATCGATTGATGATGCTATTGGCAAAAGCACAAAATTGTCCGACGACGCAAAAACGCTGTACGCCAATGCGGTTAAAACTTACCGAACAGAGTACGTGCCTCGTTTTAAAACCGGCATGAACGCCAACCTGTTTAAACAAACTTCGTTGAACGAGCCAAAACTTATAGCTGACGATGTGATTGGCAAGTATTTTCAGCCTAAAGGCGAACGCGAAGCCGAACAATTTATTACAATGTTTGGCAAAAACCCTGAAGCGCTTAAAGTTACTAAAGCGGGCATAGAAGATTTATATCGTCAGAAAGTTGTAGATGCGGTAACAGGCCGTGTCAACATGACGAAACACGCTACGTTCATGAAAGATTATGCGCGACCAATAGCGCTTTTGGATGACGCAGGTATGGGTTTGCGTCAAGGGTTTGAAACTATTGGCGCGGATGCGGCGCGGTTGGCGCGTATTCAAACTTTAATTGACAAAACGGGGAACAAACTGCGGCCTCCATTGCCCCCAGGATCTAACGCTTTAGCAGCAGAAAAACGCATTCAAGAAATAACCAAAAACTTACCTGCAGAACAGCTGCGCGCGGTTAACGCTGTTCGCGACGATTTGGCTCGCGAGGCTGAATACCTTCGATTGGCTCAATTAGGTGGGGCAGGAAATCAAGGGGTGGCCATTGTCTCCAAAACGGCTAAAGAAGGGGGCTTACCTGCGCCTAGCTTACTTAGTGTACCAATCACCATATTTAATAATGTTGTCAAACGGTTAGCTTTGAAAATGGATGATAAGCTCGCGCTAGAAATTGCCCGCGAATTAACTAGTCCTGCTTTGGCAGCGCAAGCCATAGAAAAGGCAACAGTTCGTAAATTTGGGCAAGAGGTAACTGACGAAACATTGCGCCGCGTTGCGCCTTCAGTATCACGCGCAGCAGCGCAAATGCCTGCAAACCAAAACAATCTTAATCGTAGGTGATAAATGGCATCCCTAACCCCAACACCCAAGCAGCAGTTCTTCGACGCTAACGGCGACCCGCTCGTCGCTGGTAAGGTCTACACCTACGCCGGCGGCACGACGACCCCGATTGCGACGTACACCGACCAGACCGGTGCGACTGCCAACACGAACCCGATCATTCTGGATTCGCGTGGCATGGCCAACATCTGGCTGCAGCCAACCGTTGCGTACAAGTTCTTAATTACCGACAGCACGGACGTCACCCAGTACACAACGGATAACATCCTGGTGCCTGTGGACAACCTGTCGTTCGCTTCACCCCCGCCGATTGGTGACGTGGCGCCTAACACGGGCGCATTCACGACCCTCTCGGCCACGCTGGATGTGACCTTCTCCGGCACTGGGTATGTTCAAATGCCCTCGGGGGCAACGACTGACCGACCTAGCACGCCAGTCGACGGCATGCTGCGCTACAACACGACGCTTGATACCTTTGAGGGCTATGTCAATGGCGCTTGGGGTCAGGTGGGCGGCGACGCGGGCGCAACAGGTGGCGGTAACAACGAGGTGTTCGTCGAAAACGACCAAATCATCACGATCAGTTATACAATTCCGTCAACCAAAAATGCCATGACGACCGGCCCGATTACGTTGGATGGCGGGTTCGTTGGCACGGGCAGTATCGCAGCCACGACGCTAACCATCGACACGGTAACGTCCGGTGAGCTGGGCGTGGGTTCGGTGATTGTGGGGACTAGCATCACGTTGGGCACGGTGATTACAACGTTGGGCACAGGCACCGGGGGCATTGGTACGTACGAGGTCGACATCTCGCAGTCGGTGTCGCTGGACGCAATCACAGCGCCTGTGGTGGTGACGGTGCAAGGCGCCAGTCGCTGGGTAGTGATCTAGATTTTTAAGGATAAATCATGGCTTCTTTAGTTCTATCAGGTGACACCAGCGGATCGGTTACGGTATCGGCTCCTGCGGTTGCAGGTAGTACGACACAGACGTTGGTGGCTGCCACAGGTACGCTGGCTCCGATTGTGTCGGGTACGGCCCAAACTGCGCCGCCACCAACGCCGCAATATTTTGACTTCACTGGCATTCCATCATGGGTCAAACGCATTACGGTGATGTTTAGTGGTGTGAGTACGAATGGAACAAGCCCACCGCAAATTCAAATTGGCTCTGGCTCTGTAACGACAACAGGATATTTAGGGGCAAATGCGGTTAGTTCTTCTGGCGGTATGGCTACGGTAAATTTTACGACAGGTTTTGGTATTGGATTAAATACGTCAAATTGGGCAGCAGCTCAAACTGTTTACGGAGCTATTACGTTAAGCCTTCAGACAGGAAATACTTGGGTGGCTTCTGGTTCTGTTGGCGCGTCAAATGCAGCAAATATTTATTTTACGGCAAGCGCAATTACGCTTAGCGGTACTTTAGACCGAGTTCGCATTACCACAGTCAACGGCACAGACACCTTCGACGCTGGCACAATCAACATCCTTTACGAATAAGAGGGCATCATGGCTGGAATTGTTATAGCAGATACACTGCAAGCCGCAAGCACTAGCACACTGGTGCTTAAGAACGGTGTTGCGAACACGCCTCCTACCGTACAGGATAGTGCCGGTACGCAGATTGGTACGTTCTGTCGGGCTTGGGTTAATTTTAGTGGTTCGGCGGTAACTAATCCTGCATCGATGACGGGTGTCCGCGCATCATTTAACGTATCTAGTATTTTGGATAATGGAACCGGAAATTACACAATAAATTTTACGACTGCAATGGCTGATGCAAATTATTGCGTAGTTCTTACGGGAACAGGCAATACCGCAGATACTGATACTAGGCAAAATATAGTTATAAATGGATCTCCTGCTGGTGGCGCGTCTCTTAAAAGTACAACGCAACTTCAAATTTTGTGCGGAGTTACTTCATCAGCAATAATAAACGATGTCATTCAAGTTAACGTCGCCATCTTCCGCTAAAGGCTAACCATGAAAAGAATTCTTTACCCTAGCGACAATAACGGCGTAGTTATTGTTATCCCGACTGAATCGCTTGAAGGCGCGATGAAAGATATTCCATCCGGCAAGCCGTACCGCATTGTTGACGCTGCTGACATTCCGACAGACCGCGAGTTTCGTAATGCGTGGACTGCTGACTTTACTGATGCTGAGGTGAAAGCATGATTGTTATTGATATTGACAAAGCTAAAGCCATTACCAAAGATCGGCTACGTGCTGAACGTGCACCACTCTTAGCTGCTCAAGATGTGGCATTCCAGCGTGCGCTGGAGTCTGGTAGCGATACGGCTGCCATCGTTGCTGAGAAACAGCGTCTGCGTGACGTAACGAGTCTGGTGGATGCTTGCACGACTACAGATGAACTAAAGGCACTATCGTGTGCTATCCCTGTGGTTGCTGAAGTAGTGCCAGAGCCTGTAGTGGAACCTGCACTTGAAGGAGAAGCATAATGACGGTCGTTATTAACGGAAGCACCGGGATTACTACACCCTCACCGGTAGTTCTAGAAGGCTCTACGTCCGGAACGCTAACACTCGCTGGCCCAGCAGTAGCAGGCACTAATACGCAAACGCTGGTAGCCACTACAGGTACGTTAGCTCCAATTGTAAGTGGTACGGCTCAAGCGTCTACCAGCGGAACCAGTATTGACTTCACCGGCATACCGTCGTGGGTGAAGCGGATTACTGTGATGATGGCTGGAACATCTACTAATGGTTCGTCTAATCTTCGCATCCAGATTGGAGACTCTGGCGGCATTGAAACTACTGGTTACGCATCAAGTTCAGCAATCGGAACAACCTACGGATTAGACACTGGTGGGTTTTCTTTGACTGCATCAATAACGTCTGCGTCAATTTCTAGCGGTAATGCTGTTCTTACCTTGCTAAATGCAGCAACTAACACTTGGTCATGCTCTGGATGCCTTGGATATTCTAATGCGGCTGGCGCAAGCTATTTTGGCGGATCAAAGTCTTTATCCGACACACTTGACCGAATTCGCCTTACCACCGTCAACGGTACAGACACCTTTGACGCTGGAACCATTAACATCATTTATGAATAGTCATGGACACGCAAGTTCTTTTTAACATAGCAGTCGCCATCGCGGGCTTCTTCGGCGGCTGGATACTAAACAACATCCACCGCTCGATTGACCGGCTGGATACCGACGTGCGCGCCATGCCGCACACCTACGTCAGCCGCGAGGACTACCGTGACGACATGCGCGACGTCAAAGAGATGCTGTCCAAAATATTTGAAAAGCTCGACAACAAGCAGGACAAATAACCGTAAAGGGTACACCATGAAAGCGTACATTCTAGCCCGTGCTAAAGAGCCATCCACTTGGCGTGGCGCCATGCTGTTTTTGACCGCGATGGGCATCCCTATCGCCCCTCAACTAACAGAGTCTATTATCGCAGCCGGTCTGGCGATTGCGGGTTTGATTGGCGTCATCGCGCCAGATAAGAAGTGAAAGAAAACTTTGACGCAGCACTGAAGGCCGTTCTGAAGCACGAAGGCGGCTACGTTAACCATTCGAAAGACCCCGGCGGCATGACCAATCTGGGCGTTACCAAGAAAGTGTGGGAAGAATGGGTCGGCAAAGCTGTTGGCGAAAGCGAGATGCGCGCGTTGACCCCGGTTACAGTGGCGCCGATGTACCGCAAGAAGTACTGGGATGCGGTCAAGGCCGACGAGCTGCCAACGGGGCTGGACTATCTGATGTTCGACTTTGCGATCAATGCAGGGCCAGGCAGAGCGATCAAGACCATGCAGAAAGCGATTGGAACGAATCCTGACGGCGCCATCGGCCCCAAGACCATGCAGGCGTTGAAAGACGCCGATCAGGCAGACTTGATAGCCAAGTTCAGCATGGAGAAGGAGTTGTTCTACAAGTCGCTCCCGACGTTCGCAACCTTCGGCAAAGGCTGGATGCGTCGGGTAGCAGAGGCGCAATCACATGCGGTGACGATGCTGGCGTAACTGCCGGCAGACCTCACGGTCGCGCGTTGACATGTCAGGCGCAAACTCGGCCACACCGCACTCAGCCGGTGTAGGCCGGGGCTGATCTGGTACGAAGAGCGCCAGAAAGCCGACAGTCGCCACCACGATTGCGGCGTAGTAGATGAGGACGAGCTCTCTCATACGCTCAAGAGCCGACCTAAGAACTTCACCATCGGCGACTCGTAGCGCACCGGCACACCCAGCATGATGTCCTGCACAAACCGCTCTTCAGGCGTCGCTGGCTTTTGGTAGAACTGCGGCGTGTAGTGTGCGCCGATCTTAGGGGGTTCCTCACGAATAAAATATCCATCACGAAGCATCTTCTTTCCTCCTGTCTTCATTTGCGCGGCGGGCGTCAACACCTTTCTTTTTTATCAACGCTACCTCGTCATTAGTATAGATCGATTTGCCTACCTGAACGTTGCCGGCGATCCACACCTCGGCTGAGTAGGCATTGTTCTTGCATGAGTCACACTTGCGCTGGCGTCGGATGCCGCCTGGCTGTTGCGCAGTGTTCACGACATAGGTCTTGCTACCACAGTGCTGGCATTTCACGGTTTGATTGCCCCCGACATGATCTCGATGCGCTCACGGGCGTCACGCAGGGCGCAGTACCGCTGGTGCAGGCGCTGCAGGTGCGACGACCGACGCTCGTTTAGCTGTTCTTCAGTCAATAGCGCGAACACTTCTTCTTCGGACAGCGTGGCTATTTTGTCGTTTAGCGTCCGCCAGCTTAGTTTCTTCATCTTCAATCCTTCGTTCTATTTTTACGATTTCGTACACCGCGCGCTGGAACGCGCGCTCCATTTGGTTCAGCTCTCGGTACCGCGCACGCTCTTCAGCTTTTGCGGCGGACAGCTTGGCTTTCCAGTAATCAAGTCTTTGCACGGCGTTCGGCCTCCATCTCGCGCAAATCCATCGCAACGTCAGCCACACCGTGCCAATCGTTTCTAGCGATCATGACTTGCAGGTAGTCAATCAGAATCTCACGCTGGATTTCAGGGTCTTTAAAGTCCGTCATTTTGTTGCCTCCTTGGGTTTAGAAAATTTTGCCATTGGTATGACACGTTTGCTGCCGTCTAGCATCTCGATATGCACGAAGCCTTGCGAGCCCGCCCAGCAGCCGTAATACGCGCGGTTTAACCCGTCAATGTCGAACGCCATCTTCATGCCGTAGCACCAGCTAGGCCGGTCTTGGGTCAAGACCGTCTGCACATGCACATCATCGTAAGTCAGGTAGCCGGGCTCGGCGGCTAACGCGGGTGCTGCCAATAATAAAAGTAGGTATCTCATTTCAGTGCCTCCATCGCTATGTCGGAAATTGCTCGTTTGTCGTCACCCCAATATTTGCGCGCTCCCGCAGCTCTGGCTTCGGCGGCTAATTTAATGTCGTCAAAATAGCCTAAATGTTTTTGTACGTTATTGACGTATATGGACGCGCGCCATTTTCGTTTGTCTCTAGACCAAGTGACGCCCTTAATTTTTGTAGAGCTTGTTTCAAAAATTTTAGTGTTACGTGCTTGCATGACGCGCGTAGCCCAACGAACGTTTGAAGGTTCGTAATTACCTTTAGGATCTATGCGATCCAGCGAATGCTTGTCTGACGGTTTGCGTCCAACATCTGCTACAAAATCATCGTATGAATTCAGCCAACGGTCGCATACCGATACATGGGAATACCACTTAGCATATCGAGGTTCAGCGCAGCGTTTCTTCATGTTCGACCATACTAAAAATTCTGGTTCGTAATACTTGCCGTGCTTAGTCTGGCGTTGCCGTATATCTTCGCGCTGTAAACATCCGCAGGATGCGGTGTGCCCATTACGCAAATGCGAAGTGTCAACCGCTACGGTATTACCGCAATCACATACGCAATCTACTTTGTACCGGCGGCCTATTTTTACGGGCGCGTCTAACACCGTAAGCCGGTTAAATTTTTCGCCAATCACATTAGCTCCTTCATGGCTATTTCGGCGATGGATTTTTTATCGCGTAACGCCGCAATAATTTTTTCGTCGATGGTTTTTTCCGCGATGAGCAAATACACCCAAACATCTTGCGTTTGCCCGCTTCTGTGTAGCCTGCCGATAGCTTGCTCAAAGTCCGTCAAGCTCCAAGGCAAAGACACAAAAACCATCTTACACCCACCAAACTGCAAGTTCAAGCCAAATTGAGCGCTTTTCGGATGCGCCAGCAGCAATTCAATCTGTCCGGCGTTCCAGCGTGTGATCGCGTTGTCGTCATCCAACGTCTGCGCGTGGGGGTACCTGCGTTTTAGCTCGGCCAATTCCTCTTGGAAGGTGTAGAAAATAAGCGTATTGGCATGCTGGTTCTCCTCCAATAGTTCGTCTAGCCGGTCAAACTTGTGCTTGCTAAACCACACCGCCGTCTTGCTGTTGGTGAACTGACCCGGCACGTCAGACGCTACGCGCTCACTGGCGTACACAAAGCCAGACGCCATCTGTTGCAACTTTGATGTAACGGCTGCTGCGTTCGCAGCCAGTATCTCAGCAGTCGGAAACTGTACTACAAAGTCTTTTTTCATCTTCTCGTAGGGCGCGCGGTCGTCCAGCTGACACCGCAGCTCAACCACATAACACTCGGGCAGCTGGTCGCGGTACTCGCCAGGCTCCAAGACGTAAGTGGCCGGCTTGATGCGCTCCATGACCAACGGCAAGGCGCCGGGGCGTGGCAACCACTCGCCGAAGTCGCGGTTCATACATACAAAGTATTGCTGCAAGAAGGCGCCTTTAGCGCGGCCTAAGAGCTTCTCATCGACGATCTTGCACTGACCGAAGACGTCTTCGAGCCCGTTACTGGTGAATGAGCCGGTCAGACCCCAGCGTATCTTGAACTGGTCGATGATCTTGTGCAGCGCCTTGAACCGCGTACCTGACGGGTTCTTTAATTTCGTCAGCTCGTCGAACACAATCGCATCGAAGGACGACAGGTCTTGCTCGGCCAGCCAGCCGATGTTGTCGTAGTTGGTTGCCACGATGTGGGCGTCGGAGTCCAGCGCCTCGCCCCGACTGCGCGGTGTACCCACGGCTGTGCGGCAGTGCAACTCGAGTGCCCACTTGCGTGCCTCGATGGGCCAGACGTCCGTGCAGACACGCTTTGGCGCCAAGACAAGGAAACGACTGGCGTACCCGTCCTTCACCATTGCCTGCATGGCGGTCAGCGTGATGGCCGTCTTGCCTGCGCCCACAGGCGCCAAGATCATCGCCCGGTCACGCTCGTATAGGAAGTCAGCCGCTTCATCCTGATAAGGTCTAAGTTGCATCAGTTCTCGACTAGCCATTTCAAAAACTCCTTGGTGTCGTCGTAGATGTCTTTGCGAGCATAGTTGTCTGTCAGTAGCCGATTCCATCCGGCATACCGCATCTCGTTCTCGCAGCGTTCAAGCAACTCAACCATACGCTGCACCTGCGTCTCTGTGTACAAGCCCTCGTCGTCGGGTTCAGGCTTCAGTCCAAGGTTGGTCTGCCAGTCGTCTTTACCGTGTTCTGCTACGGCTTTCATGTACGACAACTCGCGTATCTTTATCCACGCTACAGGTTTCATTTTGTCACCTCCCTAATTGCTTTCTCTATCAAACCAGAAAACTCTACCCACTCGTCCAGCGTAAACAGGCTCATGTGGAAGTCACCGATCTGCGCTTCGTTTGGGTCTCTTGTTTGCGCGGGTTTTGAGTCTGGTCTTGTCACGGTCGTAACGTGCAACCCATCCATCTCAATCGTAACCTCGCTGACCCTAAAGTTAAATTCGCTCATGATGCGTATCCATCCATAAGTAGTTTTTGTTTGGTTTCTTCCAGCGCACCGATCAAAACTAAGCGATCATGGGTGGTTGACGTTTTAATCTTGAACTGCCCCCTGTCTTTCCAGAAGCACAACACAATCACCGTGTCTGGCTCCTCATCAATGGCTTCGTTCAATGTAATCTTTGCCTGTACCTTGTGATGGTCAGGGATGGTTGCCGATTTTAGTTTGCTCATATCAATCCTTTCCAAAGCCGCTGACGTAAGGAATACCCATCGCATCATCACGCTCTCGCAATGCCTTGTGGTACTCGTCAAGCAGCGCACAAGCCTCGTTATAACTTTTGTCTGCGTTTAAGCACATACACTCCAGCATGATTGCCAGCCGGTGAGCAAACCGATCTCCGATGTATCCAGCTTCCTGCGCCATACGAATAACGTCATCTTTGTCTAATCCACTCATCCACCATCTCCTTCGACCATAAACAGGCGTAGTTTTGTTTCAATCGCAACACGTCGTTGCGAAAATGTTTTTGTAGCTCGGACAGCCGACCCTTTGGCGCTTTCAACTCCACAAACCACGTTGATCCATCAGGCATACAAGCGATGCGGTCACTCACTCCGCGTTGGTTGACTGACCTGAACTTGTAGGTCTTGCCGCCGGCCCGCTCAACCGTCCAGACAAAATAGTTTTCAATTTCTTTTTCAAGCATGGCCGAAATATAACACCCTAAAAAAGTATTTGACAAGGATTATTTTAGGGTCTACAGTCGAGGCTCAATCACAAAACGGAGGTAAGGATGGATCACTCAAATGTTGTCGGCGGATCAACTGCCATGCGCGTCATCAACTGCCCGGCGTCAGTCAAGCTAGTGCAGAAGATGCCCCCAAAGCCATCAAGCGAACATGCAGACCGTGGCACGTTACTGCACAATGTCATCGCCGAGCTGCTTGAATTCGACAAGAAGCCAGAGCAGTGCATCGGTGCCACCTACAAAAATCAGACACTCACACAGGAGCTAATTGATGAGAAGATTATTCCCGCTCTCGAAGCACTCGACGCCATCGACCCCGACAAGACGATGGAGTACATGGTGGAGACCCGAGTTGCCTTTGGCGATTTTCTGCCTGGTGTCTTTGGTAGCACTGATCTGCTTGGGCGTAAGAATAAACGCGCAATCGTTCTGGATTGGAAATTTGGCGATGGCGTATCTGTGGATGCTGAAAACAACCCTCAGTTGCTATTTTACGCAGCTGCGGCAATGCGAACCCCCGCAGCACAATGGGTGTTTGAAGGGGTAGACGAGATCGAGTGCATCATCGTGCAACCACCGATGGTGCGTCGCTGGGTCACCGCACCCGCCCGCATCAAAGAGTTCGAGCAGGAGCTGCTGTACGCCGTGCGCCTGTCGTCATGGCCAGAGCCACCCATGCAAGAGGGCGACCACTGCCGTTGGTGTGCAGCGAAACCCATCTGCCCACGCATGACGGGAGCAACCGAGCGTGCGTTGAAGGGCAAGCTGCTTGACATGCCAGTGCAGCAAATATCTGCCCGTCTGCAGCAGGCCGAACTGCTGCAAACTTATATTAACGACCTGCAGGCGTTGGCGTTTCAGATGCTCGACAAAGGTATTGACGTGCCAGGTTACAAACTGGTTGCCAAGCAGGCGCGGCGCCAGTGGGTAGAGAAAGCCAAGATTGAAGCATGGGTAGACGCGAACAACATCAAAGACGCTTATGAGCCTGTGACAATTAAATCACCGGCGCAGCTTGAGAAAGTCTTGAAAAAGGCTAAAATAGAATTTCCCGCTGACATGGTCGTATCTGTGTCGTCGGGCGATACGTTGGCACCGGATTCCGATCCACGGCCAGCGGTGTTGCAAATCGGGAAGCAGTTGACTGCAGCCCTTTCTAAAATCCAATAGGAGTAAAGTAATGTCGAATCTTGTTAATTTCAAAGGCGCAAACCTTCCAGCAGTAGCATCCCTTACCACCGCTTTGCGTGCGCTTGATACCGCCGCAGGCCCAGCAGGTTCGGTCATCATCAAGATGGACAAGACCGGCCACTGGGTGTTCGGCGCTGACCAAACCGAAGTTGAGGGTGACTCGACTTGGGCGGTCAACCCGTTCTCGTTCATCCATGGCTATATTGCCTGGGGTGATGGTGAAGTGTTGGGCGAGAAGATGGTGTCGGTGTCTGAGCCGCTGCCAGAGATGGAAGCTGCACCGCCCAACGCCAAGCGTGGCTGGGAAGCGCAGATCGGCATGTCCTTGAAGTGTCTGTCTGGCGAAGACAAGGGCATGGAAGCGCGCTACACAGTGACGTCCGTCGGCGGTAAGAAGGCCGTGCAGGCGTTGGCAGTAGCGATTGCCGAGCAGGTCGAGAAAGACCAGAGCAAGCCCGTGCCTGTCGTGCATCTGAAGAAGGATCACTACACGCACAAGTCCTACGGTCGCATCTACACGCCGGTGTTTGAAGTCGTCGAGTTTGTCTCGATGGATGGCGAGTCAGCTGCACCAGCAGCAGAAGCCGAAGCACCGGCTGAAGCGGCACCAGCAGGCCGTCGTCGTCGCGGCTAAGTAGTTACGGGGGAAAGCGGATGCCGAATGCGCTTGCGGGTAATGACCGAAGGGCAACCGTTCGGGGCTAAGGACGCAGCGAGTACCCCACCTTTCAATGGCTCTGGTCATCTAATCATCAGGTTTTCCTTGGTCGGTTCGGCCTGATGAGGTGGTGACCGGAGCCACCCTCTCAGAATAAAAATTATGAATATCCTCGATCTATTCTCCGGCATTGGAGGGTTTTCGCTAGGTCTGGAACGCGCAGGTATGCAAACGATTGCGTTCTGCGAAGTTGACCCCGCCTGCCGACGTGTGCTTAAAAAGCACTGGCCTGATGTGCCAATTTTTGAAGATGTTAAAACTCTCACCGCCAAGGACATACATGAAACCGTTGACGTTATCTGCGGAGGATTCCCCTGCCAAGACATTAGCCTCGCCGGAAAAGGCGCCGGGCTTGCTGGCGAACGATCAGGACTCTGGTACGAATACCGCCGCCTCATCGAAGAAATCCGCCCGCGTTACGTCATCATCGAAAACGTTGCAGCCCTTCGCTCTAGAGGATTGGATCAAATTCTCTGGAGCCTCGCTGAGATCGGGTATAGCGCGGAGTGGCACTGTATACCCGCTTCAGCCGTCGGCGCGGCTCATCAAAGGGATAGAATCTGGATCGTGGCCTACCCCCACAACAATGGATGGAATAGCGCCGAAGACACCGAAAGCCATAATCAAGGAGATGACAGTAGTCAGGCCGGGGCGAACATCGCCGTCCAATCTTCGGGATCAAGTGACTTGGGGGCGCACATTCAAAGAAGTGCAGCAGAAATTGTGGCCTACCCCACAGGCATCAGATCATCGAGATCGCGGCAATCTGAGCAACCCCAGCATACAACGTCGGTTGTCGATGGGAAAGCAGTTGAATCTCAGTATGGTCGTGTCGCCGCACTCTGGGCAACTGAACCCAACGTGGGTCGAGTGGCTCATGGGATTCCCGGAAGGGTGGACAGACTTAAACAGCTAGGCAATGCCGTTGTGCCTCAAATCCCTGAACTAATTGGCCGCGCCATCATTGACTATGACAATTCTCTGGCTTGACTTTGAAACCCGGTCGCGTTGCGACCTGTCCTCTAAAGGGGTTTACAACTATGCACAAGACGCAAGTACAGATGTACTGTGTATGTCCTACGCGTTTGACGACGATGAGGTTGTCACCTGGACTCCCGACCAGCCGTTTCCCGCGATGGTTCGGAATCACACCGGACGCATCTACGCGCACAATGCCGCGTTTGAGCGCCTCATCTTCTGGTACGTCTTACAATGTAACTTTCAACTCGAGCAGTTCTACTGCACCGCTACACAAGCGCGTGCTAACTGCTTACCTGGCAGCCTTGAAGACGTCGGACGCGCCATCAGCAGCAACATGCGCAAAGACCACCGAGGAAACCAGCTTATCCGCGCTCTTTCCATCCCTCGCGCTGATGGATCGTTTAACGATTCGCCAGAGCTGATGGCCGAGATGGTCGCCTACTGCGAGCAGGACGTCAGAACCATGCGCGCAGTCAGCCAAGCCATGCGCCCGCTGTCCGATCAAGAGTTGGCCGACTATCACACCAACGAGCGCATCAACGACCGGGGCGTGCTGCTTGACCTGCCACTGGCTCACGCAGCAGTACGCTACGCATCGGTTGAGCTTGACGAGATTGAGACGCTGGTTGCCGACCTGACCAAGGGGGAGATCAAGTCCGTCAGGAGCCCCAAGATGAAGCAGTGGGTCATGGACAGAGTCGGGCCGCAGGCGCTCAAGATGATGGAGGTGTACAAGGACGGCGAGCAGAAGTACAGTATCGACAAGTCAGTACGCGCTAATTTGTTAGTTTTTGCCGAGGAAAACCATGAAGAGATTCCGGCCCATGTTGCGGACGTCATTCAATGCGCGGATGACCTCTGGGCGTCGTCAGTTGCGAAGTTCAGCCGCCTTGCGGGTCTGGCAGACGAAGACGATCACCGAGTACGAGGTGCTTTCGTATTTGCAGGAGGCTCTGCCACTGGACGTGCTTCAAGCTATGGCGCGCAGGTTCACAACTTCACGCGCAAGTGCGCCGCAGAGCCGGATGATGTTAGGCACGCTATGGTCAGAGGCCACAGCATCACCCCAAGATTTGGAAAACGCGTTACGGATGTTCTCCGGTCGATGCTCCGGCCCGCACTGATTCCCGCACCCGGTAAGCAGTTCGTGGTCGCCGACTGGTCGGCAGTCGAGGCACGCGTGACCGCCTGGGCGTCCGCCGATCCGCAGGCCGATGAGGTCTTGCAGGTCTTCCGCGATGGCC